TATGGATATACCTCTGGAATAACCACTATGTCATCTGGTTGAATTTCGTCTCTATGTATTACTGGGGTGTCGTATGACGAAAATTCTTTTGCTTTCAAGTGGGAGGCATCAAACGGTGTGTAACAAATTTTTCCCATTCCTGGAGATAGTTCATTGACTGTGTCAATTAGTTGATGCAAAGCTTCTGGCCCGCCAGAAACAAAATTTGCAGGACAAATAGCTACTATTTTGGGCCGCGGCCTACGAGTGCTATTCAATTCAAAATTAAAATATTCCGGCTGCACATCTGGGATGGGGTCAACCAATGGCATGTTCACGGCAGGAGAATTCATGATGATGTTATTTAGCGTATGTTTCGAAGCTTCTTCTACTGAAACCGAAGAGCCGAATGTATGAAGCATTCCAGTTGGGAGCCATTTGGGAGGAATGTTTGGCGGAATGCCAAGCCAATTATGACAAATATCTACGCTGTATATTAGCCTGGCAGATATTGATGGGCTTACATATTGTCCACCTGTTGAGAAGCCGGCCATATGGCACCGTCTAGACATTTGCGCATGTTCGTAGCCGTATACGTGTGGGGTTGTCGGGTCATAACCACCCACCGAGTCAAGACACGCTCTCGAAAAGTACAACGCCACGCCTAGGGCATTTTTTGTAACAGCCATCTGCGTGTGCGTACCGCCGAACCGCGACACTAAGCCAAGTCGTTTGGAAAGCGAAGAAGCGACTTCGCCGGATGGAGTTTCATCAAGAAACCACATACTGTGGCCAATATTATTCTGCTCATTCACATATATAAATGCATCTGCCCATCCGTAGGCGTGTGGCCACGCATCGTCATCGAACAAAAATACATAATCGCAATCAGACAGCATGGATAGGCAAGCATTTTTTGCTTTAGCTATACCAAGCCGAACTGGAGAATATTTATATGCGATTGGAGCCGTGGATTCAGAAATAATTAGCCTGGTAGCTTCAGCATCTTCGCTGTTGTCATCTATCACGACCAACTTGTCTCCAGAGCCAAATGCCGCAAAATGCTCGAGACAAGACCTAAGGCATTCTGGCCTGTTTCTAGTAGTTATTCCAATTCCTATTTTTTTATTATTCATGACTACATCCCAAGTATAAATCTGAATGTTGCGTCCCAGTCGAGTCCACGCTCACTCATAGAAAAAGCTTTTAGCTGGTCATAGTTATGGCTTACTTCATCTCTGCGCACATTGGGTTTGAGCAGTTCGTCAAGGTGATACTGCCATTCATCTGCCGTGTTGGCTATTCGCCCTATCCCTTGGTCTGATAGGTGTTCATATTCTGGTGAGTACGAAGAAACAAAAGGAACTCCAGCTGCAGCGTATTCAAGACCTTTTATAAAAGATTTTGCATGATTAAAGGGAATATTATTTAGTGGAACTATTCCAATATCAATTGGCTCAAAAAGTTTTGGATAGGAAAGAATCGGAACCAGAGAATTGGTTTTTGCGTATTCGGCAGGCACTCCAAGCACATCATATGCCGCTGGCGCATCTACTGTGTGCCCAGAATGATGAAAATACAAACTTCGTGATTGTATGTAATCAGAAAACCATGGGGTGAGCTGCTCTAGGTCGTTGGAGCGCCACGGAGTTGCCCCTACCCAACCAATGCGCAATCGTCTTTGGCCTAAAAACCGTTTTTTTTTCCACCGTTCAATGTCTATACCATTTCGAACCATAAAAACATTTGGGCGCTTATTGGCATAATAGTTAAATAGAAACGGCGTGGAAGTTATTACCGCATCAGCACGTTGAATTATTTCAGCATATATTTCGCGATTATTGTCTGGGTTATTTTTGGGGTCAGTGGCAGTATACGCTCGATTAGATTTTGATAAACCATCAAACCAGTCGTCAACGTCAACGACAATTTTTTGACCAAGCTGTTTCGCTCGGTCCATTCCCTCAAGAACTTTTTTCTGCATAAGTAATTTAAATACGATGATGTCCCAACCATGAATAATTTGGCCCTCATTAACAATTAAGCCAAAGCCTTTCTGTTCGCTAAATCCAGGGAATCCCATTCCAGAAACCCAACCATGTTTCCGGAGTTCTTCCATTGGAAGTTGACATCTGTACCATGCACACCCATTTGGCTGAAGCGGGTCAGTTCCCCAGGCCCAGTCGCCGGTTAGGTAGCAAACGGTCGGTTTTCGTTTTTTTTTCATTGTTCGTGTGCAAATCCAGTAGCGCGGTCAAAATAATCTGTTCGTTCAAGCCTAATCGACCGCATTGGCCCTGGTGTGCTCGGGCTGCGATTTTGCTCTGTTGTGGTTTCGAATTGTTGAACAATTTTTCTATATGGGAGACGCGCTTCGTCGAGCCCGCGGTCATGCCTGTGGAGCATGTCGAAAAATGCGTCATTGGGAGTTTTCCCAATACCGATATTTGCAGCTGCTTTAGATGCCCAAAAATCAGCGCATGCTTCGTCATCCCCAACTGCATCGTCGGGAATAAAGTCGCAATTAGCCATACAGAACCACTCTCCGCCTTCATAGACCCCGCCATACCGAGACTGAGAGATGACTATTGGATACAAACCAATAAGGTCCATGTTCGAGAAACTTTCCATCGGCTAGATGTTAGTCCGTAAGTTGCCGTCAACAGATAAATAGTTTATTAACTGGTAGCTACGTCTAGTAAGTGCTACTCTTGTCTTGGGTGACAAAACAGGAGGCCCAAAATGAACACAGCATTCCTCAAAGACACGGTTGAAAGAGCAGTCAGAACATTTCTCCAGGGCTACCTGGGTTCATGGCTTGCAACAGGAGCAGATTTCGATGGTCTTGTTGGCTCAGACAATCTGAAGGTTGGCGTTGTGGCAGTCGCTCTCTCGGTTGCCATGTCGATGGGTCTCAAGAAAGTCGGTTCGAACAAGGAATCTGGCTCAGTCCTTTAATCCCCCGCAACCTGCAATTTTTGCGGGGTTCTCTCATCTAAAATTGCTATGCAACGCTGGGAGAATGCATGCTGGCTGGTACTTATAACATCTATTGTGAGCAGGGTGCGACCTTTGGTCGGTTCATGACCATAGAGGTGCCAGACGAAATTGACCCAGAAATCACTACGCCATACGACTTAACGGATTACACCGCCAGAATGCAGGTTCGCAGGACCATTGATAACGGCACCGTTATGGCAGAACTAACCACAGAGAACGGGTTAATCACGCTAGGTGGGGTGCTCGGCACAATAGAGATTCAAATGCCTGCAGAAATGACAGCGTCTTTGTCAACGAGCGGAGTTTATGACCTCGAAATAATTAATTCCGGGGGTCAAGTGTCTAGGGTTGTGCAGGGAAGTTTCACCCTTAACCAAGAGGTAACCAGATGAGCGGTTACCCAAATCAGGTATTGGTTGAGCAGGACACTGCGAACCAGGTAATTGTTGACGAGCAGGTCGCTAATCAAATCACGATTAGAACTGGTTCAATTTCGCTTGGTGTAACGAAACGCCATATCCACACCCAGGCAAGTGCGGCAACAACCTGGATAATTAATCACTTGCTCGGTGGCAAACCATCTGTCACCATCGTTGATTCTGCTGACACTGTAGTCGTGGGTGAGGTAACATATAACAGCAATACTCAGGTGACGGTCGAGTTCACGTCACCATTTTCTGGGTATGCGTATTTAACATAAGGTGGATTAATGGCGCAGAGATTTGTCACCAATCTAAATCTTAATCAAAATCAACTGATTAACGGCACCTTTGAGGTTGTCGCTATTGACCCGAACACGAACCTGTTCGACGGTCGAATGATTTTCAACTCTGCAGAAGGAACAATCAAGGTTTACGACCTTACTTCCGCTACATGGCGGAAGATGCTCACTGGAATTACGATTTCCAATTCCGGAGACGCGGCATCGGCCCTTACGGTCGGCGAGTCGAATGGTTACATAACCCTCACGCCAAACTACGTCACCTCGGCAAGCGCCGGTGTGATGTACGCGTCGGACAAGGTGAAGCTTGACAATGCTACGTCAAGCGACAGCATTGGCACGCTTGTTATGCGTTCTGGAACAGGAACGTTCCAGGCTGCAACCCCGGTAAATGGTCTTGATGTTGCAAACAAGTCATACGTTGACTCTGCGAGAACCGGGCTCGATGTAAAAGCATCAGTAAAGGTAGCAACAACAGAAGAGGGTGCGCTCTCTACGGCGTTTGCTGCCGGCCAGCTCGTAGACGGATACACACTTGTTGCTGGCGACCGAATCCTCATCAAGAATCAGAGCAATGCCGAAGACAATGGCATTTATGTCGTGCAGCCAAGCGGCGCGCCAATTCGAGCAACCGATGCTGATAGTTCCGCCGAGGTAACACCAGGTCTCTTCACATTCGTTGAACAAGGAACTACAAACGCAGACTCTGGCTGGGTTCTCATTACTGATGGGAACATCAACCTTGGTGTAACCGAACTTGAGTTCTCACTCTTCTCTGTCGCCGGAAACATTCTTGCTGGTGATGGCCTCTCAAAGACCGGTGACGTTCTCTCTGTCAATGTCGATGGCACAAGCCTCGAAATTGTTTCAGATGACCTCCGTATCGCCTCTGGTGCTGCTGGTGATGGCCTCGGTTGGAGCACGGGTGTTCTCTCCGTAAATGTCGCTGCGTCTGGCGCCGTAGAGATTGTCGCTGACAATCTTGAAGTCAAGCTTGATTCAAGCTATAGCGGACTTGCCAAGTCGAGCGGTGGACTCAGAATCAATTCCAATATTGCTGGTGATGGAATTACTTACACGAATGGTGTTCTCAGCAGAAACGTAATTGACCTCGGCCAAGGCTCCGACGACACAACCGGAACACTCCCAGTTGACCAAGGTGGTACCGGAGCGACAACCGAGTCGACAGCAAGAACGAATCTTGCTGCTGACACACCGGCACTTGGTTATACGCCATCTGTTGCTCCGGCTCTTGCTCGCGTAACCCATCAGGTAATCGGTGATGCAACAAATACCGACTACACCATTACGCACAATTTCAACACCAGGGCAGTTGTTGTTCAGGTGTTTGATACAAGCACGTATGACACGGTAATCGCCGATGTGGTAAGAACAAGCACCAATTCAGTAACTATCAGCTTCTCTGTCGCACCATCTGCTGGCGCCTACACTGTCGTCATAACAGGTTAATCCATAGTGCCTCGAGGGGCACGAACGACG